GATACCAATGGAGTACTCCAGACCTTCTTACCCAAACCTAATATGTCGTCCTCAATATATGACATTCCAACAGTGTCACTAGGAGATAATCCTAAACTTGCTGAATATTGCATTTTTACTGGAACTCCATATGAAGCTGCTTTTTGTAAGCGATTTGTAAATTCATCCCTATTAAATATACTTTGATCTAAGAATTTAATTGAAAAATCGTAAGGCAAATTTAACTTTTTCAATTTCTTATTAAAAAACCTCTGTATTTGCTCTAATAATCCAAACGCAATTTCTTCATCAGGCTTAACAGAAAGTGAGAGAGAAGAAGATGATGTAGCTTTGGAACTACCGAAAATTAATGGACTTGTACCTGCTGAAAAGAAAAAGTTTTCTTCTGCATCGACAACAGCGTCCCTTTCAGATGTTGTACCGTTGTGAAAAGAGAAATCTTGAATATCAAATGGTGATAAAATCAAACCTATACCATCTGGAATATTGCCAGCGGCTTGACTATAATATTTCATTGCTAACTCATAGTCCATCTTTGGTATACCATCGTCATCTACTGCCATTTTCATAGCAAGTGCTTTATAATTTTCATTCTCAGCCTTTGCTTTTTTCAAAAGGGAATAATCTTCTATATCAAATATATTCATCATCAAACCTGTAAACATAGGCAATGAATATACGGGATCTGTTTCATCTGCTTTTATGCATATTCCATTTAAAGGTTCATACCAACGCTTTGTTTTATCTGCTTTAATATTCTTTTCTTTATTTCCTCTGTATTGTTCATAAGCATTTTTTATCTTAGTACCATACATATCAAGTAAGTATTCTTTTCCAGAAAAGTAGTTTAAATCCATTGAAAACTTAAAACACCCATCTTCAACGGATGATACTTGTGCATATCTATTATCAAATGGTTTAATGTAGAATGAATCGTTTGTTTCATAATACAAACCATAAAATACACCATCACGGACTGCAATCTTAATAGCTTTTTTGCTTTCTTGCCTAAGATTATACTTTTCGCAAAGTTGTATAACGTGCATATATGTATTTCTATACTCAGCTTTTTTGACCTTTTGTGGAATGTTTGTAGGCACAACTGTATAATTATACAAAAGGATTGAAGCGTAATAATCAACTAGTCTGCGATAATGACTTGATACTAGATATAGAAAACCACTTAATTCACGAAACGCTTTTTCGTTTCTCTGTGGATTATCAAACATCTTTATAACTCTATCCTTGGGATATTTCTTATATATAATGCTTTCGTTATGATTGTTATATAGGTCTTGGATTATATTTTTCTTTAGGTTGGCAAATAGGAGAGTATATTGATTAATCTTTTTTTGCTGTTCCTCTGTAAATTCTACGGATTCTATGGTTTTCACCTCCTTTTGTTATGGTTTAATATTAGCATTAATAATTTAATGTTTACGTATTACTGGCTGACGGAATTGGAACATGGTGGTGGGGTCAAAATCGGTGTTTTTGGGTTTTTGTAACAAATCTTCTCTTCTCATAACAGCCAAAGCATAAGCCCCTTCAGCCATTGTATAAGCAGCATCATCTTGCATATTTTTCTTATCCTTTGCCAATTCATACTGTACACCACCATTTGGAGTATCATATCTACACATATAGGACAATTGCATTTTTGCAATATTCATATAAGTTAACGCTAATTTTTCTTCAAATGTTAATTCAACTGTATCAAATCCACCATCTTTATTTTGAATCATAATATAATCTTTGTTGTCATAATCAGCGAATTCAATAAGGTTTAATTTAACCATTTTTGATACTGCATCATACATTATTTTCTTATATCCTTGAGGATCTAGTAGGTGTACTATGTGAGCAGCATTTGTATATTTCTTTCTAGCGGTTTCATATTGCTTATGGTCTGGGTCAATTATTCCACGATGTTTTTTTTCAAATTTATCAGTCCAATCATCCATTAACTGATCCGCAACAGCACTAATACCACCACCTCCACTTCCAGCATCAATATAGAATTCAATATTTTCCCATTCAGCAGCACGTTCACCATTATACTTAATCATCAAATCTTTAATAATATCCAACTGTGCTGGCATGGGAAGAGGGGTTTTATTCTTTGTGCTTTGGTCAACCATTGAAACCACATTTTCCACTCTAAGTCTATATCCAACCTCTTTATCATTTATTACTTGAAATATACTGAGAACACTACCGTCAAAGTTTCTTGCTGGATCATAACAAAAAATAAATTTCTTTTTACCCGTATCATTATATAATAATGGTTTGCGAATAGTTGAATTTCTTATCAATTCATCCATTGAAACTACGGCATTTTGACCTCCACCTTTTCTGAATTTATTAAATAATTCTTGGTCAGCCAAATCTGGATCTTCTTCAATTGCTTTCTTAATTTGATCTTCTGTCAAATGTGATTTAATTGGAATTCCATCAATTGTAGAGTGGTACAAAACATCATATGCATTTATATCAAAACAAAAATAATTTTTATTTCCTACCAACATTTTTTTATAAAATGTTTTATATTTATCAAAAAAAGGATAAGTTACATCACCAACACTTGATGTATATAATATTTGTAAAGGCATTTGTTGTGGTTTATAATATTTTATTTTTTCTGTAGATGTAGAGAAACTTGTATCTACGTTTATATAATTTTCTACGACAGCTAATTCTTCAGCGGTTTTCCATGCAGTTTCGTTAAACCATACAGCACCACGTTTACCTCTGATAGCCTCAAGGTTGGAGGATAGTGCTTCCATTTTTGAATTATTATATAATCTAAACTTACAGGTTGGTGCTTGTAAAAATCCAGTTTCACTATTACTACCAGTTTTATCAATTTCTCTAGCGAATATATCTGTTGCACTTTCAAATGATGGTATTCTTTTTAATGCAATATCTCTTAATTTGTTAAATGATTCGACTGATTGAGCATATGTATTACTACTTATATACAAACTGTAATTTGGTATTAATAAGAGCCGAGTCATGTAATATACGGCAGCTAAAGTATCTTTACCTGCGCCTCTGCATTCTGCCCACAGCGCAAATTGTGCTGTCCATGTACGCATAAAACAATATGCCTGATAGTCGATTAACTGAAGTCCAAAAAACAAATTTGCAAATCTTACGGGATTTTTTCTACCCCACTGAATGATTTTTGACATCTTAGCGTATTCTTCAAGCTTCTTCTGGCTCAACTCTTTAGATGACATGGGTATATATATATCCATTTTATGTCACCTCAATTCTATTTTCCAAATCAATAATTTTATTTTTGAGATTGCGATTTTCTTCTTTGATTAGTTCAAGTTCAGAATCTAATTCATTAATCATTTCTCGCTGTTCTTTTATAATTTCACCATATTCATTACTATCAAGCGTTAATTGATTTGATATATTTTCGTTACTTATCTTATCTATTTGTTTAAAAGCTTCTGCTGTTTTAATGTCAAAAAGATTTACTTCTATTTCTTTAAATTTGTTTTCAGACATTTCTTTCATTTTTGAAGTGAGAGAACTTTGTCCTTGTTTTGAGTTTTTATTATAATTTGAGGCAATATTATTATCTTTTGCTATAGTGGAAATAGAGGATAGTAGTGAAGATTTTGCATTAGTTAATTTTTGAATTTTTGCTTCATCTACATCTTTTTCTGATAATTCAACATTCATTGCTTCAGTGATTTTTTTACACTGACAATACATCATTGTTATTTCAATGACACCTTGCATCTTATTACCATCATCAGTAATACCTTCTGTGTCACAATATCCAGATAAAATGTTAAAGCAGTATTTTTTATCACTATCAGATAATCCAATATCTTCAAATGGATTATGACCTAACATTGATATTACATAATTCATATTTTGAATATCTTTTTCCGACCATACAGTATCTTTTTCGATATTTTTATCATTATCATTTTCTTGATTGATATTTAAAATGTCGGAATACTTCTTTGATATTTCTTTTTTTTCTTTTAAAGTGGTATTGGAACTTTGATGAATGAAATTATCCTTTTCCGAATCATCATATGATTTATTTCTATCTTGCCGCATAGCAATTAATTTAAAATAATATTGTAATAATTTTTTTCCTTGATATTTTATTTCATTTTCATCAACGTAAGAATGTTCTTTTTGAAACTGTTTTACTGCACTCTCAATTAAATCCTTATAATAAGGCTTATCTATTGTTCTAAGCATTTTATTTAATTCGATTTCATTAATCGTTCCATCTTGATTCAAGGATGAACTTATAGTACAAGTTTTACATATAGGTACACGCTCATCAATTGAAAATAATGGACTTTTACTAATGTAAAACTGTGTAAGATTTTTCTCTTTATGACAACATGTGCATTGCTTTTTTCCTTTTTGTTTGTTAGCTGGCACTTTGTCAGTTTTTTTTTCATTTGGCAAATATGCCACCTCCTTTTAAACGTTTTATTACATAGAAAAAGCAACTGATTTTTCACAGTCGCTTTCGTTAATATTATTATTTATATTTATATAATCTCTGTATTTTAACCACATAAGAGATTCTCCTGTCTCAGGATGCTTACCATTAGTCATGTGATTTCCTGATATTACATTACATATACCACTTGTTCCAACTTTACACCATTCACCAGCGATAGTGGCATTTTCAAAAACTTCTCCAGTATTAACGCATACAACTCGTTTATCGTCGTAATCAATATCATCAAGTATTTCATTTATCTGTTCATTCATTAAAGTTTTATATTCGTCATAGTATAACCATTTTAATTTCTCACCCGTTGTAGGATGCAAACCAGATGACTTTCCAATATGTCTACAACAATCACTTATACTTTTTGCTCCATATTTTTCACTTGCTGTTTTTATCATATCAAAAACTTCAAGAGTATTTAAACAGATAACCTTACTTGGATAACCAGTTGGTTTTTTATAATTTATATTAAGTAATTCATCTATTTCTTTTTTGGATTTTCGTGTATAATCATCTTCAAATAACCATTGTAGTTTCGTACCATCACATAATTTTCCTGCATATTTACGATTTCTAATTCCTCTACAAACAAAAGATATCCCATTTCCATTAATATGATATTTTTGACCAGCTTCTTTAAGATTCTGGAATCTTTCACCAGTAGTAATGCAGATTACAGGCTTATCTTTTTCAGCCAACCCTTTATAATTACATAATCCAACAGATTTAAAGTTATTCAAATGTCTTTGTATCACAGTATCTGACATATGCAATACGTCTTTAATTTCTGAAACCGATTTTCCTTCATTATATAAATCACATATTTTTAACACATTTGATGTTGCCATAGCATTTAAAACTTCATCCCATTTTATATATGTTAAATCAAACAGTGAATTAAAATCTTTGTTATTTTTAACACTATTAATAATATAATTGTAATCAGACACTTTTGCTTCTATTTCTATATAATGAGAAATATTGTTCTGTTTTGCTATATCTTTTTTATATTTATCATTTGCCTGTTCATCCTCTAAAGTTTTTCCACTTCTTTTTAATAAATCACAATATTCATAATGCTGAATTCCATGGATTTCTATAATACAAGATATACAATCAATATAAACATCATATGATTTTCTATCAGACCAATAAAATGATTTTTCATTTACATATTCTATTCCTAATTGAGATAATATTGCGTTAACTATTCTGTGACCTTTTGACCTAGTATTACCGCAGAGAGGACAAACCAAGGCACTTGAAACAGTATTATGTATACTTTTTTGTCTGATTATTTCTCCACATTCAGGACAAATCCAATCAACTTTAGTTTCACTAGTATATCTATTAACATATCCATCTTCTGGATTAAGTAACATACTAGCTATCTCTGGATGAGTATCCCATAATGTATTTACTCCTTTTTCTAATTTTCTACCAGAGCATTTTGGACATATCTCTATTCCTCTTTTTTTATATTCAAAAACTTCATTTGGAGATTTTAAAAATTCCTCATTGCATACTAAACATTTATGTTGTATTTTATACTGAGAAACAACATAGTCCTCTAATTGAATAATATCAATAATACCCATTTTTACTAGTTCTTTTTTATATTTCTCCGTAGTCCAACGTTTCATTTCCTTCACTCGCTTTCTCACTCGCAAACATCAAAAATAGTAGGAGAGTGCTGCGAGTGTTAGCACATCAGTCAGGTAGCTACTCCTGAAAGTCCCCTACTACGTAAAAAGACCATATCCTTTGACAGATATAGCCCTAAAACCACATAAACTCTCAATTCACTGTGTTATAATTTAATATGTATAATTATACATTATTTAAAACTCATCGTCCTCATCTTCAAAGTCAAAGATTACAACATTATGTTTATCTTTTTCTAACTTCTGTAATATTTTAGAATCACATTCACCATACAAAAACGTAACATAGGCTTCAGTATCATAAAGTGTTTCTTCACCATCAATATATCTAATAGTAGGTTCTACCCAGATGGTTTTATCATCATTTATTGAAAGAATATATTCCGATTCGTAATCGTATCCACCACCATCAATATTAACCATACCAAGAGTAAATCGCTCACCGTCAATCTCAACATTCAATAGAGTACGTAACACTTCAGTAATAACGTCAGCATCAGCAATCAAATCAATACATTCATACTCTCTAATAAGTTGTAGAGCAGTAATTAGTTCTTCTGCTAGGCAATGTTCACAGCAAAATTCTGTATATTTAACTCTTTCTTCATTTTTAAAATCATACATCATATATAACAATCCTTCTTTCAATTTATAGTTTGATATTACTAATCAAGTTTTACATCATATAAGCAATCTAATCCATCTTCAGTAATAACAGATATTGTTTGTTCTGGTCTATTCTTCTTGCGGATTGATAATGCATAAGAATCTACACCTGAAACGCTCCCACTTTCTATTACCTTACTATCAAATACAGTAGTTAAACCGTTAGTATGCCTATGTCCAAGCAAACAAATATCAGGCTTAATTCCAAACATCATTGTAAAGTTCTGAACTACATTAGCGGGAGTATCACGATCACCATGCGATGACATTACGTTATTCCCACGTACATTAAACATAGCAATACTCGGTTCAATTTCATTATCATGAATAGTAATGTTTTTATAATTCTGTAATTTAGCTCTAGTGTAGAATGGTAGGAGATAGTCAAAGTTCTCACCATCTAGTGAATCACCTTTATTGGCAACGACCCTCGAATGATTTCCAGCTGTCACATAAACGTGGACTTCTTTAAATGTTTTACTTAATTCTTCTAGTACATTACTTATGTAAGTAGCAATAGTCATAAACTGCTTTATAACATTTTCATTGTTTTCAATACGCAAATTGTTATGTATTAGACCACTAAGAATTTCTCCAATTACAACATAGCAATTTTCTGATTGATGTCTTTTTTGAACCTCAAATATTTTATCAAGAAACTTACATAGTCGTTTTTCTAATATATCATCATTAAATGTATTAAAGTAATTATCTGCGCCTGATCCAGTATGAATATCTGTCAAATGAACTATCAAGTCATTATCGCTAGTCACATATTGTTTATCCGTATATTTTAGTTCATCTGGTTCAATTTCAGAAAAGCTACGTTGAACTAATTCAATAAAAGATTCTCGTCTTGCTTGTTCTCTTAATTTTCGATTAAGTTCATTTCGTTCATCTCTAAATTTAACCGTTTTCTTATTGAGTTCTTGTTGTTTTTCTTCTATCAATTTAATTAAATCATTATCTGTAACCACATAATCATCATCAATGTTGTCTACAATTTTTTCAATTACATAAAATGCTTTTCTTAAATTATCTGAAGAGTAACAATTTTTATCTTCTAAAAGTAAATCGCCCATTTCTGAATAATTTATTGTTTTATCTTGTACTAGCTTTATAATTCTTTTTAGATAAGACACATATGTTTCATTATCATTTCTTACTAATAAATCAGTAATATTCACTCATCCTCTCTAATTTCTGCATAGTAGCAGAGTAGTATATAATTATTAACAAAATATTAAATTTTGCTTGACATATTGATTGTTACGAATATATAATGTAATTGTGAGAATATTAACCATTTTTTCATAATAAAAAAATAAACAACAAATCCACAATTGATAGTATTAATCATCTTCATCATAATCTTCATCTGGTGGAGTATATTGAAAACCTATTGCTACCGTATCGTCCACTTTTTCTACATCTTTTTGTATGTCAGCGATCAATTTATTTTCTTTCAGAATCTTTTTAGTGATTGTGGCTTTTGGTAATTCAAACAATGATACTATTAAATTTGTTAATTCGTCTAATATTGGAATTAAACAAAAGCCGAAAATTATCCCATATAGAAAGTTTTTATTTTTCAATAGGAGAGTCCTCCGATTTCTTAATATTTTAATTTATAAACGTCATTGAATTATCATAACTATATTCGCCGAAATACTTTTCTTCGGCTTGTTTACGCACCTTTATAGCTTTATCAAAGTCATCATAATATCCTAAGTGTATTTTTTCACCATTTATATGTATTTCACAACAATACCTATCTTTAAATTTATAAACTCCTGTAACTCCAGTCTTTGAGTCTATACGTAGTTTTGAATTCATTCCATTTTGACTTATTGTGCAATTTCTAAGATTCTCTTTTCTATTATCACTTTTATCATGATTAATATGATCAACTATCATATCTTTATCTGTATCCATTATTAACCGATGTAACATAATAGTCTTCTGATTGTAAGGCATTGACAATATATATCCGTGTACTTCAAGCCAAGTGTGGTTTTTAATTTTATCGTAATCGTCTAGGTCAAATATAAATATTGTATTGTTGTTAGTAGTATATCCTATCCCATAACATCCAGATAAATCATACTTATTAATTTTCTTAAAATTACGTGAAGCTGTTTCTTTTCTAAGACACCCACAACTACGTGTTGGTTTTTTACATGTAAGAGATTCTCCTTTTACTCTTACTTCATTTCCACATTCACACTTGCACAAATATACTTTTCTAGGTTTAGAATCATAAATATATCCATCAAATCTTAAAACTGTTAATCTACCAACCTTGATTCCTGTTAAATCCTTTGATTTCATAATATCACCTTGCACCTTTCTTGTATTTTTTCAGTTTTATTGCAATAAAAAAATCTACTCAGATAGAAGAGTAGATAAATCATTTTTGAATTTTTCAGTTGTTTCGAATATAAAAATAGTACGTCCTTCTCGTTCACGATCGGGCTTGATATCCACTATTGGATTACCCATTTTAAGAAGTTGACGTGCTAAATATGATTTGAATATAGTTTTATACTGGATATTTAATTCCCCCCTTATAAATGCACTACCATATCTTTAGAGCTACATATAACCCTTGTTGTTTTATCTTTTTTAGATATAGCATCTTGCATACTTTTTTGTAAATCTAATTTTGATTTTTCTGAACCATGAACGAGAATAATTTTCTCTGTATTTAACTCACTTCCTATTTTAACTAATTCATCATGATTAGCATGACTACTAAAAGTAGAAAGTGTTATACAATCAGCACGGTTAGGAATTGGCTTTTTATTAATAGATAGGGTTTTGTGGTCTTTAAAGTTTTTAATTCTATAAGATAAATATGAACTATTACTCCCGACATATCCTGAGAAAATAATCATGTTTTTATCATTTTTTAAATACTCTTGTAAGTATGTAACAACATGCCCGTTAGTACAGAAACCAGAACTGCTTATTACAATTTTAGGATTATCGTCTTTTACGCAAGCTACAGAATCAGATTTTTCACGAATAAACTTAACATTTTTCCAGTTGTAGACTTTATTCCATAGTTTTAAATCATCACCAGTAAGAACTTCTCCGTACAAGTCACATATATCACAACTTAGTTTTGAATCTACTACAACATCATAATTAAATGTCTTATCATTATGATATAACTCGTAGATTGTAGTCAATAACTCTTGAGTCCTAGAGAAAGAAAAGGCGGGAAGCAAAACTTTTCCACCACGTTCCATAACTGTATTAATAGCCACACGTAGATGTTCTATATCAAAATCTCTTGTCTTTTTATTAATTCTTGATTTTTCACCATATGTAGATTCCATTATAGAAATTTTATTGAACTCTTTGCAAATTTCTGTATTCTCTACAAAGTGATTTTTGCTATTCGTAGATCCAATATCACTTGTATATAATATTGACGTTTTATCGTTTTGTCCTGTTAAAATTAATTGTAATTGCTTTGCACCAACACAATGTGAATTTCTATACCATCTAAAACTCACTACATCATCTAATTTATAGACTTTGTCATACTCATCAAATTCATAAACAAAATCTAAAGCACGATATACATCATCTTCAGCATAAATAGGAGAGTAGTCACGCTTAAATTTCTTTGATAACATTCTAGCCTCTGAATCTACAATAAAACTACTATTGGTTAGCATTGGCTCAAAGAATGATGCAACCTTGTGACAAGTAATAACTTTACCCTTAAATCCCTCTTTTATCAGCCTTGGAAGTAACCCTTGGTGATCAAGATGTTGATGATTTATAAAGCAATAATCAATTTCTTTTGGATTAAATTTAAACTTTGCAGTATTTATTTTATATGCTTCTAAAATTCCGTTTGATTGAAACATTCCTATTTCAAGAAGAATTTGCTTACCATTATACTTAATTACAATACAACTGCCCGTTACATCTGACGAATTCTGTCCAACAAAGAAGATTCCATCGCCAGTTAATTTCTTCTTGGCAATAATACTCACAGCCCTTCTATAATGTATTTTTGTTTGTAAACTATTCACTTTCTGATAAATTCTCTAAATTCATTTAATTTTTTTAAAGCATTTTTTTCTTCAACTACATAATAGGTAGGCTTTCTACTGTAACTACGTTTAACAGCCCATGCGAAATCATTCTCACGTAAATAATCTACTTCTATACGTCTAATCTTTAAAATATTGAAACCTTCTTTCTGAATAAATTTTCTTCCGTAGAAGAGTGGAAGTTGATGGAGTTGCACCACCCGAATCCGAAGATACTAGATTTACAGTCTAGTCCGCTACTAACTACGGGATAAACTTCCATGATAAAAGGACTCCCATATTTAGAGAGTCCATTTTTAATTCCCCACTAAGGCAGGGGCTTGCCAATGGAAATGAGTTTTAAGTCTTCATTCCGACTATGATTATTGGATGGGCGGTGTATCCATCATCTCAGGTACTCTTTCGAGTGTGTCGGGAACCTTTTCCGACCTCAATTACGGTTTCATATTTATAACATTCCACCGTTTTACCTAATATATATACCATTCAATAGTAAGTTAATTAACATATTGGCTGTTTTATGCTCAGGTGTTATCATCTGATTGACCACATTTACTCTGACTTCCCACGCACGTTAGAACCATTTTTAATTTCCTACTAAGGCATGGACTCTCCAGCATAGACATCTATGTATCACCCATAGATAAGCAGTTCATGGTATATTTTATGTGCGCCACTTCGCAATAGTAATCTATGCTCCTGTTTACCACAAAACATTTAATGGTAGTTTTCATCACCATATTTCTTCTTTGTGAGGGAATTTATACCCTTTCAATATTTGTGCGAGTAATCAAACTCTTTTCTTTAAAAAGTTGTAGGTTAGTGAGATGCAAGCTGTCATATCGACAATTCACACCTCACTATCAGAAAAAGGAAAACGAATATATGAAAAACGAAAAGTTTATGAAATAGCTGTTTTATGTTATAGTTTAATATTGTTACTAATAATTAAAAAAATAGGGAAACACAAATTATGTTCTTCTTAAATTATATTTACACTTTTTGTCCTTCCCCTTTATGTTTTTATCTCAAAATCGCTGTAATGTGCATAAACACTGGGTTTAAGCCACTTTTGTGGATTTATAAAATTTGATGAAAATTAAGCAAGCCCACTAACCATAAGGCTTTCAGCGATTTTAACTTTAAAATTGCGACCTACTTAATTTTCTTCTTATTTTCGTAATATCTTTTATTCTGCTGTCTTTTTACCTCTTTTAGATGTCTCTCTCTGTGTTTTTCACACCTACAAGTTTCGTTGTCTTTAGCATCCACCACAACTTCCTCACCACAATCAATACATGTGATGGTTTTAGTGCCGATGGGTTGATATGTGGAGCAGGTATTACATAGTTGTTGATTGTGGTAATCCATATTAAATCTAATACCACATTTTGTACATATTTTAGTATTCTCCAGATTTCTTTCAATATTACTATAAATTACATCTCCAAATAACTTCCACAATGTATCTTTATTTATGTCATTTCTCAATGACTTAACTAGAACATCTACTATATATTCTTTTGGTTTACCAATGTAATCAACGAATTTTTTACACTGTCTTCTAGCATTAAATTCTAATTGTATATCAACTTTTGACCTATCTCTAATATCTAACATACTTAAATCTATATATGATAGTTCTCGAATCTTTGCTTCATCAATAGTTCTATATAACTCAACTATTTCTTTTGCTTCATTAGTATCAATATCTACGTTTGGATTTGTCATTAAAGTTTTATATGTGTATTTACCAAGTAGATTTTTAAATGTAATTCGTGTAGGTTTTATTATATTGCTAATTCTATCAATGTTACCATCACCCATTTCTTCTACTTGTTTTGATGTTTTGTTTTTCGCATACATGAAAAATTTAGGAACTTTTTTACCACTGTATTTTTTATATCTATTAGATATATGTTTTGGAATAGTAGGCTTATATAATGTTTTTGCATAATCAATTGTAAAGTTAACATCAACACACCTTAAAGCGACTATCTCAATAGCCTCTAAAATTTCTTTCTTTGTGCTATTAGTACTTAATGTAGCAAATATTTTAGTAATTTCATTACTAGGAGTTCCAATGTTACCATGATGATAAGCAAGCACAATTCCATCATATAGTGTGTCATTATTAAGTTCACTATCATTTGCCTTTGGCATCTCATAATAGTTTGGTATCATTTCATATTTTTTTTGAAAACTTTTTGCACATTTAATAATCGTCTTGTTATTATGAACGAGTAGAGTATCTCCATCATTGTCGTACATCAAAACCTTACTCATTATATCATTTACACCTATATATATACCGTCAGACACCATCCACTTTTTAATATCTTCATTTTTTTTATTTATTCTTATACAATGAGAATGGTCTAAGTGAGGACTCCTAAGACAGTCTAACTCTTCACCGTCTTCAAAAAGATTACAACTAACATTACCATTACCGATAACAAAGCCAAGTTTATTTAAATCTCGTTCTCCTGTAAACCACCATTGTAAACAAGCCAGTGTATCTGGTATGGCATAAACATAAGATCCGTTTATATTGAATTTTCCACTTTTAATTTTTTTTATCATACTATTCTTGGTATTTTTAAGCAGTGTGGTTATGTAAAAATCTTTCAACATCTCTGGATATAAAATTAAAGCCCTTTGTATGTGTGACATTCTATTATTTTTATCTTCATTAGCACCTAAAATGTTAAGCATAGATTGAACATCTTTACCTATTCCATTTAGATTGTTAAAATCATATGTTGCTAAATCTCTAATATCTCTATCTGTCATTTCAGTAGTCAGCGTTTGTAGTATTTGATAGTTGGTTTTTGCATTTAGCTTAACTTTATTTTCAACATTACATCTACAAGCATCACAATTGTATTTTTTAAAGTTGTCCTTATATATTTCCCATCCAGTCTTAATGACTTTATCATTATCTCCTAAAACATTATTAAAATATTTATGCATCTTAAATTGAGACTCTGTAAAAATATAATCTATATCGTCAATTGAGTGATGCTTTCCATAAATATCCTCGACTTCATTTATTATTATTCCATTTTCTGAACAATAGGTTTTAAAATTGTTTTTTGATATATGTGCAATTAATCCTTTTATAAAAGGCAATCTAATCATAGAAGATTCCATTTTTTTAAATGATATCCCAAAGCCATCAGTAAAAGGAATAACTACATCCATATGTTTAATAGTGGAAGAGTGGTATTTTTTCATAACTAAATCTATTTCATCTATTATTAATTTTTTATATTCTTTTAATTCCTTCTCTCTTTTTATTATTTCCTTAGTTCTTTTTTCACCATTGTCTTTGTTAAGCTTAATTTCCCTTAACTCTTCAGTCGTTAAACTAAGCTCTTTTTTTAAGTTGATTATATTTAGTTTATCTTCTGGAGTTTCTGTATATATATGTCTAACTTTTTGATTTGGTATTTTAAATTCAACATCCTTAACTACAATTGCTTTATCAATATTAAAATCTGTCCATATTTCACTATTTGTTTGACACAGACTTGTATATGCAAGGAACTTGTTTGTATTCATACCACCTAACTCATTAATTTTTTCCATAGTTAACCCACAAAATAATTTGTTGTGGTATTTATTCAATTTTTCTTCGTTGACAAATGTACTTTTTTTATTTCTGGTTTGTCCTGCACCCGCAGTAAAAAATACAAAATCTATGTTTTTATAGCTAAATCCATTATGCATAATACTATCAAAAATCTCAGTATAATATGTAACAACGCTAATAATATCATCACTATGTTCTGTATCTTTACAACCAAAAGTTCTAGTTAAGTCACTTTCAAATATTGCAATATTTCTAAATTGATCTTCGTGTTTAAATTCTCTATCATCATAAATTTCTCTTTTTATTTTTGTATTTCTAGATAAATGATTTCTAAAAATACTCTCAGCATATTTTTTTATTTTTATACATTTATCTAATTTATATTTATTATTTTTTAAGTGGTTTGACAACCATTTATAGCGAGTCTCACATTCATCAATATATAAAAGATTACTCTCTATAATGACAATAGATTTTTCGTAATGATATATTTTCTTTTTCATTACACCAATCTTTTTATATACTTTATACTCTTTTTCTGTTAATAATGGCTCAAAGCCAATGTTTAATATTTCTATTATTGACTTTCCATCACCATATTTAGAATAACCAAATTTTAAATTACTCATCAATATCTCCTCCTACAAAATTATTATTCTTGAATCATTGTTAATTCCAGAATTCTTTATCATTTCATTCATAGTGTTTTTCACTTTAATAAATATCTGATATTTATTTTCACTATTAAAATAAATGTGTCTATTTTCTTTGGTTTTATTTAAAATAATGTAAAAACCATAGTGATATTTATTTGGAATCGGAGTATTAATTATCTCTAAATCTGAAGCACTCCATTGTTTATTTTTACAATTATTAATCATATTAATTAATTGACTAACTTTATATTTAGCATTTTCAAGATTATTTTGTTTGTTAAAATTAAGTATATTCTCTCTTCTGCTAATGTGTTTATTAGATCTCCAATCATGAATGTATCTTTTAAGATAATAATATGAAGTGGGATTTTCAAAACAATTATAAGAATTTTCATATTTATAAGAGTAAAGCAATTCTCCTTTATCTTTTGATTTAACTGACACATACTCCCGTTCCCTCATATATATTCTGCATATAATATTATACTTTATATCCCTTTTATAATTTAATTCTTTAATTTCATGTAAATGACTACAATCCTTAGTAGATATAGGCGTGGATTTAATTTGTTTAATGGCATATATAAATTTCTTTAATATAGCGGAAGAATAATACTCAAATTTTCCATTTAAATAAAACGAGTCATAATAGTAAACTTGATTATTAACTTTTTCTATTAAGAATCCAATATAGAAAATTCTTGGTGATTCCTGTATTAAATCCACTGATTTATACGGAAAAATATCATACGTCTTAATAATTTCGCAAAATCGTTTGTTAATTAACGGAATTAAAGCCTTATACAAGCCTAAGCACTTCATTTTTTTAACTATTGAAATACACACATCCATATCATCATATTCTAGCATGGAATATTTTTCAATAACATTTTGTAAATTAGATTTATTAATTTTGTATTTTTGCAATTCAATCCAAAACCAATCAAGTTTTTCCCATATCATTTTATAATTTAATTTATCTTGTCTTTTCCATTCCATTTTTCTCTTTGCGATTAAATCGTCATAATCTTTTCTTGTATAAGTCTTAATAAAACATTCTCCATCAGAATATATAAGTTTAAACTCAGGAATATTAGAATCTACTTTTTGATTAATAAAATACCTAACATCGACTTCTACAACATCATTCTCTAACTCATCCCACTTGGGAATATAATTTTCCGTTTTCTTATTTGTATTTTTAATCTCAAAAAAGAATGTTTTATTTTCTTCTGTATAAACGGTTATATCAGGTCTATAATCTCCAAATTCTGTGTGAAATGTTTTCTCAGTGTCAATTTTATCTACGGTATAAATTTGCTCATTAACTTTGAATTTACATCCATTTTCAAATAGCCACATTTTACAAATATAATGAATAAATGTTTCTTCGTTACATCCACCACCCTCATGGTAAAAATGT